TCATTCATCATACACCATGCACGAATGTCGGCAGAGGTTACAGACTCACCATACAAATTTTGAAGAGAGGTACGAATGTAGTCGGTGGTCAGAGACATTGGTTGTTTTGTTTGACTGAAGTTATTATAGTCGAAAATTGCTTTGAATTTCATTTGACAGACACTTAATTAAGTGTCTATGGTTATGCCACCAAAGAAATAAACTCACCAAGAATCTTCTTATTCATTTTTTTGGAGTTGAGAGATTTTGCAAACGCACTCTTAATCTGAGTTTTGGTTGCGTCTTCATTCACTTCAAATTCATCATCACTATTTAAGGCAGAAGATGATAAACCAAAATAACTGTGATATCCAGAAGTTTTAATTGTAAAAGATTTTCTTTTTTTCCATACACTTTCTAGTTTACGAAATTCCTCAGAATAAAATTTATAGTACTTACGCATAAACGATTTGGCATCACGGGATTGAAGAATACGAATACCGATGAAATTTATATCAACAAAATTATCCCTTAGGTTGCGAAGAAGAACATCAGTCATTTCGTCCCATTCATCACTGAAGGTATATGTATTTCCAGTTCCCCTATCTCTCAAAACGCACCTATGTCCAATAGTACCAGTCCCAAGAAAAGGACCATCGACATATCCGCGATCAATCTGACGATGATATCTTAAAGAACATCCCTCTCCATCAGTCAAAACGACACACTGAACTTTTTGAAGTTTATGCTCTTCTTTAAATTTTGGTAGGATTTGATGGAGAGAAATCATTGCCTCATTCAAGGGAGTTCCAGAGAGTCCCAAACCAACAGGAGCTCTAAAAGAACAATGATAATCATGACTATATGCAATTCTGAAAATATTTTTCATTTGCTCATCTAGAACTTTTCCATTTACCTTACTGGTAAGAAAATTCATCATAGAAAACCATTCAGGAACATAAACAAGACCAGGTTTTTTCTCATAAGAAATTTCCCTATGACCTGTTACCTCATCCATTAAAGGATAATCATTAGTGAATGCATACACTTCAAATGGAATATTTACTTTCTTACAAAACCAAACCAGATTAAAAAGTTGTTTCATAGTATCAAGTAAAACATTACCCATAGAACCACTCCAATCCAGAACAAATACCAGACCATGATTTTTACCATCGGGAATGGTAGTAATTTTTTTAAAGAGGTCTTCGTTATATTTGTAGGTATGAAGTTTAGAGCAATCTAAAATGCCAGTGCGAGATGTAGAAGCACGAGAATAAGCATCTGCTGCTTTCTTACATTCAAACTCCTTTACCAAATAACTAACTTCTTTCTGAGCAGAACGTTTGAATTTAGAATATTGTTGATCGACCTTAGAAATACTGAAACTTAATGGAAATGATTTTCCATATTCATTCTCGTTTTCCGCATAAGATTTCCAGTTCTCTGCACAAAGTTCATGAATCTTAGAATTGGGAACGACAACTTTTTTTAAGTCAAGTTTAGGAAACTCCAAATAGACATTTTCAAATCCACTATGATCTATGAGTTGTTTAAGTGCATCTTCTAGATTAGTTGCAGTAGAGACTTCTGGTTCATCATTCAAAGTTTCATTACCAACATCTCCCCCCTTCTGCTCATATGAAGGAGTTTCTAAGTCTGCCGAATCTCCTTCTTCGGAATCTCCGGATTCAGATTCTTCAGTAGAATCTCCATCATCAGATTGTTGACCATTTTGATTATCAATATTAGTATCTTGTTCTTTTTCTTGTTCTTTTTTACAAAATTTATACAGAACCTCTGCTGCAAATAGAGTATCATCAAAATCCTCACAACCATCAATTATACGAATGATTGCCATCTCCTCTTCAGTAAAAGAAATGTTCGTAAAATTTCCAATCTTAAAATATAGATTTGCTTTGTCAGCAAGATTCATAAGATTGACATTTTCATTAGCAATCTGAAAAAAATCTTGATCGGCAAGTTCCTGGTAACCACGATAGAATGTTTTGCCAATACCCGCATACCTACGTTTTATAAGTTTTTCAATGCGGACATCTTCAACCACATTCACAAACTGTGGAGGAATCTTTAGTTCCAAAAACCAATCTCTATCAGGCGTATAAAGTGCATGTCCCACCTCATGACCCACTAACATATCATAAACACTATTACTTGCCTTTTCCCACATTGGAAGCGTCAGAACCCGAGTATGGACGTTGAAGCAAGCAGTTTCAACATTCTTGTGCTCTACAATTAAATCTTCGGTTGCCAGTAGTTTGGCCAGTTGAGATTTAATCTCGTGAGAAACGGTCATTGAAGTTCGTTCGTATGGACTCATAATACGACGAAACCCGCTTCTTGAACGGGTTCATGTGACACTTCTTAAATTGTCTGAGTGCTTCTCTACTAGACCTCAGTGCCTGAGGTTTGAGAGTACGTTTCCGTTCTTTCTTGGAGTGATGTTGCCAATTAGGTGTTGTCATCAGAAATACCTTTGATACGTTTCCAGTTATTATACATGGATTGAAGTCTCCAAGAAGATGCCAGACTATCTGGTCCGTTTTTGAGAAGTTCCATTTCCCTCAAAGACAGTTTCTTCATCTTCTTATATTCTTCTCTCCAGTTCATGATACCTTTCTACTGAACCCCTTTATCTTATCAAATTTTATTACATTGTCAAATTTATCATGCAAATCTGATTTATGAGATATTACAAAAATGTTAGCACCCTTAATGACATATTTAATAATTTTAAGAAATTCTTCTGTGCCAAATCCATCAAGTGAAGAATCAAATACTTCGTCCATAATTAAAAGATTCGTATTTACAGAATTCTTAACACGGGCAACTTCTCTCCATGTGAAAAGAAGTGCTAGGTCAATTCTCATTTTCTCACCCTCACTAAAAGAAGCATAAGAAAAATCTTCATGAATTGGCGATTTTACTGTCTCATTAAATTCACCATCCAAATTGAAGTTAATATAGAAATCCATCATCTGCAGATAACGATTAACCTGTTGATTAATGAAAGGAATATATTTTTTAATGATTTTTGTTTTTACACCGTCATCTTTAAGCAATGAATATGCAAAGTCATAATTTGACATTTCAATCCTTTTATCAGACAGGTCTTCAATTGTATTTTGGAGGGTTACTTTAAACTCTGCTAACTTCTCATGTTCAGTATTTCTATTTGCAACTTGCTGGGTAAGTCTCTGAATTTCCGATTCCAAATCTCGGATTTGTCGTTGACATCCAGATACTCTAGTATTGTTTTGAGAAATGCCATTATTGAGTTTAGTAATCTCCTTAGATAGTGAGTTGAATTGACGTTCTTTTTCTTGTTCAAACTTAATGGTGGTTTCCAGTTCTTGATAACCACTCTGAAGTTCTTTTGCTCTATTTTGAACGTCTACAATCTTATTTAACCTAAACTCCTCTTCTATGTCCTGAGTGCAAGTAGGACAAACCGTATTTTCGGTGAAAAACTTATGTTCTTTGGTAATTGTGCCTACTTTTTGAGAGAGTTTTCCTTTAAGATTGTTTAGTTTTACTAATTTTTCTCCTGCTCCAATGACAGTTTCTTGTTCCTTAATAAACTTAAATACATTTTCTTCAAGGATAGAATTCTCTTTCATATAGGAAAGAACTTCTGCATCCAAAGAATTAATTTTTTCTTGGTTTGCATTTATATTGGCATTTCCCCTTTCTTCAAGTTCGCTAATAAAGTTTTCCTGCATCCCAATCTTATCTCTGACATTATCTTTTTTCAGATCTAAAGATTTGGATTGATCCCTCATTATCCTAAGTTTTTCTTTAACCAAATTATTCATCGCAGAGAAGATGCGAATGTCTAACAAATCTTCAATCACTTCACGACGATTAGAAGTTGTGAGTTGCATGAAAGGCACAAAGGTGCTGCTACCTAAGATTACAATTTGTGTAAATGACTTATAATTTACCTTGAGAATACTCTCTTCAAGAATGCGTTGATTGGCACGATCATCTGCTTCCTTATGAAGTGGATTACCATTCACCTCAATATCAAATACATTTGGTTTAATTCCACGACGAACCAAATAATCACGACTATTCACAGAGAACTCAATCTCAACCAAACAATCCCTCTCATTTGTGGTATTGATTAGTTGTGGTTTATTAATTTTGCGAAATGGTTTATTAAACAATACAAAGGTAAGTGCATCCAACATAGAACTTTTTCCCGCACCATTCGTTCCAATGATGAGGTTTGTATTATATTGTTGAAAGTCAATCTCAGTCCAATTATTTCCAGTACTTAAAAAATTCTTGTACTTAATATTTTTAAAAGTTATCATTCTTGGGGGGAATCACAATGTCATCAGAAGTAATTACAGTATATTTGTAACTGTGTATTTTACAAGTTTTTATAGCAAGTTCATCGTCAACCTCAACAACATCCATAGTTTGTTCTTCTTGCTCTTCAAGCATCATAGCATAACGAACGGCATCATCTTCCTCCTCAAAAAGAAAAAGAACCTTATCTCCATACTTATCCTGCACGGCATAAGCACCCTCATCTTTACTTTCTTTGAGAGTGAGGAGATACATTTTATTCTACCTCGCAAGCTTGTTTATAGAGTTCTTGAAAAATATTTTTAATAATATTTTTATTATATTGTGTTTCAGATTCATCAATATAACGACTTAGAATTGAAAGAGTATTTTCTTCCTCTCCTATTTCAAAATCTTCATTTTCTTGAATATCAAAGTTTTCAATGATTTTTAGATCTTGGACGCCAATAGAATACAACTTATCAATAAACTTTTCAAAATCTTTGGGTTTTGTTTTTTTACGAACAATAACCTTTACAATCTTGTTCTCGTATTCAGTTGCATTGAAGAGTTTATGATTAGTATCCTCATAATAGATATTATAAAATAATTTATAAGGATTATTAACTGGGGTATGAGTGAGGGTATCCGTATCAAAGATATGAAATCCTCTTGTATCATTCACATCATTCCAGAACATCTCATAAGGATTTCCTAGGTAGAAGATTTTTCCGTTGTCTGACCGTGTATGGTAGTGTCCTGAAAACACTTTGTCGAACTTGTCAAATAAGTCGCACGCCATACCATCTTCCATGACGTGTCCACGATGCGCTCTGAATCCGTTGAGCTCAAGGTGCCCCATCGCACATATGCTATCAGTAGTTTTGACAACCTTGACAGTATTCTCAAAGTTTTCTGCATTGATCCAAGGAATAAACAATACTTTAGTTTTATCTAGAAATACTTCAGTGACTTTATTGTAAGTTTTAATATTATTATAAGTCTGTAGAAGAAGTTCTGGAGAGTTTACATTATTGGTATTCTTATAATAACAATCATGATTTCCTACAATCATGTGAACATCGTAGTTTTTGAGTCTCTCAAATACAACTCTCTTTGACCACTCAAGACTTTGATAATCAATTGACTTGCGACTATCAAAGGCATCGCCCATGTGAACCACAGTAGTAATTCCTTGCTCCTCTAGGGTCGGAAAGAACACATCATCATAGAACTTCTCAAAGTAGTCATGAAGGTGCTTAGAACCCTTTCTAGCACCATAATGAGTATCTGTAATGATTGCTATTTTCATTTGGAATGATGTGGAGTATGCTCCCGGTCCATTGGTTTAGAAGATACAACGGGATCACGAGAAAGGTTTTTGATAACAATGAATGCATCTTTGTTATATTTACGAGTGCCAATAGGAGACTGCCACTTCTTATTATACTCCTCGCCTACATCAATACCAGAAACTTGAGTGCCAGCCATCTCAACGACAATATTGTCAGATTCTTCCCATCCATATTTGTCAAAGAGATCTTTGAGTTCATCAATTTGATATAACTCAAGATATCGTGAATAATCTTTCATAATTTTTTATCGGTTACGATATTGAATGTTATCTTTTATGGAATTATACTCAGCATTATTACCCGAAAGTTCATTGTTGTCAATAACCATGACTTCATCAAATCCTGTGCGTTCAATAATCTTTGTTTTGATTTCTAATTGCTTTTTCTCTTTTTGAATTCTTCTCAAGAAAGCATAGTGAATAATTTGAGTAAAATAGGCAAAGGGATTTTGAGATTTCTCTGGATTAAAATTATGGATGTATTGAACGCAGTTTTCAATACCATCAGAAATCATATCCTCACGGAACATGTAATTCACAAAGTTTGGTTTATATGAAAGATGAGTTGCAATCTTTAAAAAACATTCGCCAAGATAATTAGGAATTCTGGGTTTGCCTTCCCATGCCCCGGACTTTGGTGGATCTTTATCATATTTCTCAATAAATTTTTCTCTCGCAATACCAACTTTGGTGCGATAGACAATCATTGCTTCTAGCAACTCTTTGTTATTTACGTAATGTTCTGGTTTTTTCTTAGGCATAGCATTGAGTTTCCTCGCCTTTATTAATATTATTAATATTATTATAGCATACTTTTAAAGCTTGACAAGATTGGTAATCACATGTAGACTAGGTTTGTCCCCGTTAAAGATAAGTTCTAGCTAGCTATTATTCAGGAGATTGATTTTCTTGAATTTCTTTATTGAATATATCTTCTAACTCCTTTCTTGCCTTTTCAACAGAAGATATGTATCCCATTTTAGTAGATGGTCTAGTGTAGAAACTATCCGGATTCCCAAGATCAATATTTTCATCATCAGACTCTTCAACAAAGTCATTATAAATTCCAATTAGTTTCTGATCATTACTTTCTGTCATTGTAATGATTTTATCAGATTTAATTATAAAAATATCTTCATCAGATAAATCAATCCATTGTTTTATCTTGACATGCATTCCTGATTTATGATGAATTAACTTCATAATTACAGGATTTTGAAGAATGATTGTTGGGTCCTCTTCATCTTCAATTGAGATGAGAGAAAATATTTCTTCTCCTGATACTAGTTTTATTATTGAATAGAATTCTTCACCCATTAGTTTTTTAGCGGTATGTTTACAATATCATAATTAAAATTTTCTTCGTTATAAATTTTAATTCTTTCAATCAAGTGATTTAATGTATAATTTTTTCTGGACTTGTAACTGATATCATCGGCAATATCATAT